CAAGGCATTGGCTTTGACATTGAATACAACGAAGACATCTGTCATGTCTTTGAGACACCAAAAGGTGACAAAATGTATTCATTCGCAGGTGTCATCATCATGCTGCCATTCTTTAAACTATACATAGGTGAGCTAGTTAAGATAGGCACCGTAATATAAAGCTCATATGATTGAAGTTATTGTTAGTGCAGAAATGCTTGTCGAAGCTAGAGACAAAGCAACAGAGATGGGCAAGCTGCGTAACAGCTTCACCAGAGGTGCTGGCAATATGGCAGGCTTCATTGGTGAAGCTATTGCTCAGCAGGTGTTAGGTGGTGCGCTTAACAACACCTTCGACTACGATCTTGTGATGCCTAATGGAACTACTATTGATGTGAAGACAAAGCAGACCAGTGTCAAACCTTTAGAAATGTATGAGTGCTCAGTTGCCGGGCTCAATACAACTCAAGAGTGTGACTACTATTGCTTTGTTCGCGTTAAGAATGACTTCACTGTTGGCTGGTATCTTGGTGTGTATGACAAGAAACAATACATGACTGACGCTGTCTTCATGAAGAAAAACACTGTTGACCCCAGCAATGGATACACAGTAAAATCTGATTGTTATAATCTAAAAATCTCTGAACTAAAGGAATATGTATGAACCATCTAAACAACCAACCAGAAAAGAAGACAGCTGTTGATGTCACATCTATGTCGTCAAAGATTAAGGAGGTTGTCTACACCACTGTGCCAGACTCCACCCTCACGCTGTGTCTGTTGTTTATGAAGAACGGGTATGTTGTTGTTGGCAAGAGCGCTTGTGTTGACGCTAGTAAGTTCAACGCTGCTCTTGGTGAGAATTATGCTTATAAAGATGCTCTCAACCAACTGTGGCCGCTTGAGGGTTATCTTATGGCTGAGAAACTTATGGAGACTAAATGATGCAAGTTAAATCTGAACGCTATCCACCTCTGCGCATTCAAGCTGAGCAGGGGTATCATGCCTTCTACAAAGGCTGGCTTAACAACCACTACAACCCTACCAGTATGGCTGGCAAGGAGTGGCAGAAAGGGTTTGACTATGCCTTCTTTGAGAACCGAGATACGCTACTGACTAAGCACTAAAAAGAAAGGGGAGCCGATGTAGCTCCCCTCTTTCGTTTAGCGTCTAGTTGCTAGACCACCCTTCGCTAGCTTTGGCACCATCTTCATCACTTCATTCAATGGCTTGGTACGTTTATTTTGACTTACCGCACTTGAGTACATTGGTTCAGACTGTGAAAATTTATCAAGTCTATCGTTAAGCTCTCGTAAGTTTTGTGCCTTTTGCTTAGCTCCACCATCAGAAAGAATATTAGCAATTTCATTCATCTGTCGTTTGATGCCAGAAAGGTCAGCAAAGGTATCAATGACAGATTGATATTGTTGACCAATCCCTGTTTTAGTCGATGTAATTTTAGCCATATCCATATAGCCATTCATTAAATTCTTGATACCGCTATACGATGCATAAGCAAGTCTCATACGTTCTTTAGGATCATCAGAGTCACGTGCCGTTTTCATTTTAGCCGATACTAATTCTTCTTCTTTTTTTACAGCACTGTTGTCTACAAATTTTCCACCTGTATAAATTGCATTATCAACATCTGTTTCAGCACTACTAAGCTTACGACGACCTTTGCCTTTTACAAGAAGCTTTTCTGGTTCCAATATCATGTCTTCTGTCTCGTTAAAACCAGCACGCGGAAGTGATACTGGACGAATAACATCAGGTGCTCCAGTAATAGATCTAAGAAAAGTATTCATATCTTTCTTATCATAATTAGATGGCTTCATGTTAATTGTACTAAACACATAGTCAGCATATGGTATTTCAGTAGACACGTAATTCGCTGGATCTTTACCACCATAAGCAATGCTAGATAAATTAAAATTTAAATCTTTAGTAAATGACGGCGCTCCAATGTACATTTCTTTATGAAATTCAGATCGTTTATTTGGAGCATCAAAACCACGACTTTTAAGATTATCAATTGTATCAGTGTCACTTTGACCATGATACAATTTCTTTGGTGGAACATCCTTATATTTTTCACGAAGTTTTTCAAGACGCATTTGATACTTATCAGCCATCTTCATAGCATCCTTAACCATTGCGGTATCTTTAGGATTTAGTTCTACACCACGTGCAACACGATACTCACCAAGCAGTACACCCAATACATCATCATCGTATTTTGAAAAATTATCATCGTTACGGAGTTTGAAAAAGCTGTCTTCACGTTGTGTCTTAATAGCAGCAATTGTACGGTTACGGCTATCCACATTGGTTTTACTAGACAGTTTATTAGCGTCACCGGACAAATACTTTTCATCAATACCGTAGTAACTTTCGTCTTCATCAAAATAACTAGGCTTTTTTGCAAAGCTTTTATTAACCATATCTACACCAGCCTCACCCGCCTCATCAGCAATAGATTCAGCTGCCTCATCAAACTTAACAGCATAAGGTTGAGGTGGTATATTTGGATACTTCAAACCTTTCTCAACTGCTGTAAACGAATGAAGGTAGTTCTCGTAGTCTTCTGGGTTAGTAATCTTCCAAGCTGTTAGCTGCTCTGGAGTGTATTGCTCTAGCATAGCTTTTTCACCTTTGACATAGTCTTCATCAGCAAAGGCTTTAACCGTTGATGGTGTTGGTGTGTCAATGATGTTGTCAGCGACAGAGGGTGTTGGTGCTTCCTTAACGGGAGCAGGTAGTGCAGCAGGCTCTATCATCTCTTGATTAGCAACAAGCGATTGAGGTTTCTTAACCATAGGCTCTGGTGTAGATACAGGAAAAGCCTTAGTTGTTTGTTCAGCCAGTGCAGGGGTCACTGCTGGTGTTGGTGCTTGTGTTGGTACAAGATACTTGTTCAGGATGTTGTCAATTGTGCTGTCATCTACAATGGGTGGTGACAACGATTTAGCCTTTGCTAGAAAGCTTTCAACAGGAGGTTTGGAAATAGCTTTACCAACCAGCTTAGCAGCTACAACACCACCAACAGCAAAGCGAAGATCACCAAGCATTGCCTTGTAAGCATCCACTTTCATGTAGTCGTCAGCTTCCTCTAGCGTCTTACCATCATTGTCTTCAGCATAGCGCTGATTAATAATCTTACGTTGATCGCCAGTAAGCTTGTTGAACTGCATCTTCTTAACACGAAGCAAGTCCTCTGACATGAAAGTAGCGTCAGTAGTTTTTCGTGCAATACCTACCATATCACTAACAGAATTACCAAGTGCTAATTTTTGTTCAGTAGGACTCAATGCTTTATAGCGAGGATCAGCGATTATTCTGTCAATGGTTTGAGTTACTAGCGGATTAGATGCTTCAACAAAAGCACGGTCATACTTCTTGTCACCCGACGATGGGCCATACAATCGATAAGGATCAATACCAAGCTTTGCAACTTCAGACTCAGCAGCAGACTTAGCTGGGGCTTGACGAACACCAATCAAGCTATTAAAGAACTCACCTTCCTTGTAGACAGGGCCATCACGTAGGCGAGGAATAGCTTCAGGCAAACTTTCTTTAAGGATTGGTAGTTTGTTTTGAATACGATTGGCAGCAGCTTCAGCGATTCGTCCAGTACTGGTGGTAGCTTCAACGATGTTTGGGTCACGTTGAATGGCACCCTGTTCACGGAACAAGTCTAAGAATTCGTATGCACTCTTAAACACAAACGGTTGTGTAAATCGACCAGTAAAATCACCAAGTATTTTACCAATAGCAATCTCTAACTTATCAGCATCCTTTTCTGATGATAAAGCCGCAAACACTTGATCAAGTAATTGAGTCTGTGTCCCTGCTGGCATCTTCATACCAATCATAGACTCTAGCATCTCAGCTGTCTTAGGCTCAAGACCAAGCTTACGCTTAGCCAAGAAATCACCTACCGCCAGTGTTGGCCCAATTGGAAAGAGCGCACGAGTATCAAATGTACTGCCGTCATCATTCTTCTTATTATACCAATCGGTGTCTTGGTTGTTCAGACGGTAGTCGTATGCAGCAGCCAATGCTGCCGTACCAACAATACCCTTAGCAAGGTTCTCTTGACCTGTGCGAATGAGAGCATCACCAGC